CAACATTGATTTCTAGAACTGGAGCTCCCAGTTGCCTTTTACAGTAATTAATGAGGTCTGTTCTACTTGCTGGTTGTGCCATTTATTCACAAGTTTCCTAAGTCTATTTAGGGAGCTGCTGCTACCGGAGGTATGACTAAAACGTTCCCTCTGACAAGGGAATACGTGGTTGATGCTGAACTTACAATCAAAACATCATATACATATCTACCTTCATTCAAAGATCTCGTCACTCCAGAACTCAATGATATTTTTAATTTACCATCAGTTGCACTTGTAAATCCAACTGTAAATGCTGTTGTTATTCCAAGAGTAGCACCTACAGATACACTCTTAGACATGGCAGCAGATCCAGAATATCCGCTTAAATCAAATGCTGAATTGTTAGTTCCTACAACTTCAAAGTTTCCCTCAAAGTTTGCTCCACCAAGAATATTAAAATTTGCTTCTGGTGACGAACTAGCGTCAGGATCAAAAGTTATCTTCTTAGTTGCCATCTGGGATACCTATTACTGCCATAGTTTCTTGCTGTTTATAATATAACTTGATGAAAGATTTGGCGACATTTCTAAGTTCTTCACGATCATCACAATTATCTATCTCGGATGCAAGTTTCTGATATGCAAAACTTTTTGATAGATTTTTGAGTTCAATAGTATCAGGATCCATTTGCTAAACTCCTTAAAAGTAGTTTGATTTCATCTAAATCATCCTTCATACTAGCAAGATCACTCTCAAGTTGTTGTATCTTTTGTTTCTCTTCACCCTGAGTGTTACGTCGGGAAATATATTCATTATATTGTGACTTGCT